TAATATTTTAAAAACCAACAAATTATGTTTAAAAGAATTGCAAATCGTATTAGAAACACTTACAACAATGTGAGAACAAGAGTAAGTAATCTCTTCAGAAAGAAGAAGCCAGCAAACAAAGATGTAGCAACATCTAAAGGAGGAAATGGATAACATTATGTCTAAATTCGCACAAACACAAGCAATAATACAGTCTATCCGTACCCAAACGGATACGGCTGTATTATTCTATTCAGCAGGGGGCAAAGATAGCATCGCACTACTTGATATGCTCGCCCTTCGCTTTAAAAAGGTAATATGCTATTTTATGTACCTTGTCAAAGACTTAGAGCATATACAGATATACATAGACTGGGCAATCAAAAAATACCCCAACGTAGAAGTCCGCCAAATCCCACATCTAATGTTAGATGTTATCAAGAAAAACGGCTTTTTCTGTGATGAAGAACCTGATACAAAAGTACGTAAAATAGGTGAGATTGAACAATCTGTAATGCAAGAATGCAACTCACAATATGCCTTTTCAGGAATGAAAGGCGTAGATGGTTTTATGAAACGCATGCGCCTTAAAATGTGGGCGCCTACTTTCACCTCTCCCAAAGGTATGGTATATCCATTAGCATTATGGACAAACAAAGAAGTATTACAGTACATAGCTAATCGTAACCTTATCAAACCAATGGTATATGTAGCTAAGTCTGTAAGTCAAGGGGTAGGGTTAGATTATGAAACACTATCATTCCTTCAAAAGTACTACCCTAATGACCTAAAAAAGATACTCCAAGAGTTTCCTTATGCTGAAGTAGCCCTACATCAAGAACCTCAAAAAACACAAACCAATGAAAGAGTTTAAGCAATCAGAAACACAAACCATAAACAGATCACAAATACACTTTGCTCCATATAACCCAAAGAAGCACACAGACGAGCAGGTAAAAGCAATCTTAAAAGACCTTAAAAAGAATGGTTTCTATGGTGGCATTGTTTGGAATAAAGTAACAGGTAATCTTATTGATGGACACAAGCGGGTAATGGCACATGACCTATATCACAAGTATAACGGCACTCCTGAAACAGATTATCCTATCAAAGTGGAAGTTGCCGAATTTGACCTTAAAACAGAAAAAGCTCGTAATATATGGCACACCAAAAGCCAAACACCCTTAGATGATGACCTGATGCGTGCTTTAGTTCCTGACCTTGATAACTACCAAGAAGCAGGATTAACTGATTTTGATGTTTCTATGTATAGTGTAAGTGTAGATGATTATTCGTCTTATTCCTTTGATGACACTTCCACAACTCAACAATGGTCAAAAAACACAGAAGAAGATGAAGCTCTACAAGCCATTGACGAGGCTACCAAAGAGAGTGAGGAAAATCGCAATATTGACCGCTCTGTAAATTTCTATAAGGATACTCCTGAGAACCAAATCGCACGACACAACGAAATACAGAAAGTAAAAGACCGTATCAGTAACACCAATAATTCAGACAAGGATGGAGGTATGCTATCTTATGTAGTGGTCAAGTTTCAAAACCCTAAACACAAAGAGGCTTTTATGATACGTATGGGTTATGATCCTTACGAAAAAATGATTATTGGAGAGGAATTTTCTAATAGTATAGAGCGAATAGACTGAACCTAATGATTTATATAAATTAATATAATGGCAAAGGAAAAAACATATACAGATGAGCAATTAAAGAAAGCCCTTATCAAAGCCAATGGACAACCTACCAAAGCGGCTGAGATACTTGGCGTTACATACGTGTCTGTATATAGTCGTATTCGCAAAAATCCTGAACTATTAGAGGTACAAAAGGCACATAGAGCGAGGGTATTTAACGAGGTATCTAATACGATGACCCTTATCGCTATGGCAGGAATTATCAAAGAGCCTATAACAGACGAAGAAGGCACTGTAATACAAGGAAAATTCCGAGAAGTGCCTGTTGATTATCGCACTCGTATGACTGCCATGCAAACAATTCTATCCACTTTCCGTGTTGAAGACGGAGTAATTGACAAACTGGACATCACCACCGCTGGCAGCCCGTTATCTCAAGGGATCACCATTGAAGTAATAGACAAGCGAGAACAAGTACGAACCGATGATAATACAGACAACTAACATATATACGAAAGTAGATAATGCAATTAAGCAAGGATATACTACTGTATCAGCGCAAGGTAGTAGCCGTAGTTCCAAAACCTATAATATCCTGATTTGGCTTATTGTCTATTGCTTATCGCACCCTAAGACACGCCTTTCGATTGTCCGAGCTACCCTGCCTGCTCTCAAAGGCTCTGTATTTGTCGATTTCAAGGAGATACTGTATAAACTAAATGTATTCGATGAAGATAGTATCAATAAGTCTGAAATGATATACACCTTTGCCAATGGTTCATGGGTGGAGTTCTTTTCCACAGACAGCGAGCAGAAGCTCCGAGGGCGCAAGCGTGATGTATTGTATGTAAATGAAGCTAACGAACTCAAGTTTATTGAGTTCCAACAGCTGAAAATGCGTACCACTCAATTCTCTATTGTGGATTATAACCCCTCCTTCTCTGATGACCATTGGCTTTGCGAGCTGAATAAAGACCCTCGTACCTATCACTTTATATCCACCTATAAGGATAACCCATTCTTAGAGCAAACGATTATTGACGAGATAGAGAGTTTGCAGCACAAAAACCGCTCCTTGTGGCAGGTATATGGATTAGGACAGCAGGCAATGATCGAGGGGCTTATCTTTGAAAAAGTTACCATTGTGGAGGATATACCTATTTGGGCAAAGAAACGTTACTTAGGTCTTGACTTTGGTTTTACTCACGACCCTACCGCTATCGTGGAGGTAGCTTTTTTAGACGATAAGGTATATATTGATGAAATATGCTATCAAACACAAATGCTCACCAGCGATATTATCCAAGCCCTTCAGCAGCACCGTTCCTATAAGATTATATCCGAGAGTGCTGACCCCCGCTTGGTGAAGGAAATAAAGAATGCAGGCTATAACATCACCGCAGTAACCAAAGGGCAAGGCTCGGTTATGGAAGGGCTTACCAAGATGTTAGAGTATGAAATATGTATCACCCAAAGGAGTGAGAACATCATCAAAGAGTTTAAGAATTACACCTATGCACAGGATAAAAGTGGTGCTTTCCTCAATGTACCCATTGACGCCTTTAACCACGCAATCGATGCCGTAAGGTACGTATTCTTAGAAGAAATATTAGGACAAAACCGCAAGAGAAAAGACTTAACAGGAATATTTTATTAATGACGAATGACTAACCCCTAACACCTAATGAAAATTAATAACATAGACATACATACCTTACATGCTAAGTTGGTAGAGGGTTCGTTAGCGAGCTTGCTATCCTATCCAGCCTTGAAGTCTTTGAATAAAAACGACTGGGCAGAGGAAAGCAGCTCGGAATACGACCTTTCAGCCCCGCAGCTATCTGCTAAGGAAATTACCCTACAACTGTTATTACCTGAAAGTCTATATCCCAATTTGGTAACGCTCCTTTCAGTTCGTGCCTATGCTAATTATACCTTTGACTTTATCAACCTAACCTACCGGTTGCGATTGATTGGTCTTAGCAAAACCCAAGTCAGTGGAGGTTATGTAACAGCTGATATTCGTCTTTCCGATGATTTTCCCTTACAAGGATATACTTATCAAGCACCAACGCTAACCGCTCACCATGTAGAAGCTTATATTGACGGCAAAAACCTAACCCAGTATGGTATAACCCTATTGGAGGGGACACAACAAGAGCTTATCACAGCAGGTAACGCCAAAACACCTTATACAGCTCAAAATAGTACTATGAGTGGTCTTATAGCCGCTGATGTACCTATATACTTTCAGGAACGCACCGTAACGCTCAAATGCTTTATGTATTTACCTATAACTGATTTTATCAAAGGATATTTTGCCTTACTCTATGACCTTGTAAGACCAGGAGAACGAACCCTAAGCTATCAAGGAAAATCCTACAAGTGTATCTATAAAGACAGCAAAATTACCGAACTCTATATTGACGACCCGCTTATATGGGTCAAGTTTGATTTACAACTAATAATTATCTAATACTATGCAACTACACTTTAACAGCACCTATATAGACGTCCTTCCTACCGATGAGAGCTATCGTTACCGCTCCATTATGGGAGAGCATACGCTTAACCTATACTTTGCCCTATCTACTTACACTGAAATCCCTACTGGGGCATGGTGTGAGTTTCAGGGGGAACGTTATACCCTTAATCAGCCTGCTAAAGTGGTGAAGCATAACAGCAGACACTTTGAATATACCCTTACCATGGACAGCGAGGGGGCAAACCTGAAGAATTACAAGTTTCGCAACCCCAATGATAAGACCCTCAAGTTTCCTTTCACAGCCTCCCCTCGCTATCACGTTCAAATATTGGTAGATTGTCTTAATATGATAGACAGCGGCTGGCAGGTAGGAACCACGATTGAAGCTAATGAGAAACTTATCAGCTACAACCATAATAACTGCTTGGAAGCCTTGGACATGATCGCCAAAGCCTTTGAGACAGAATACGAGATTATAGGTAAAACGATACATCTTCACAAGGTAGAATATTTCAAGAATAATCCATTACCTCTCCAATATGGCAAAGGCAAAGGCTTCAAAACGGGTGTAAGTCGTACTACCGAGCAAAGTCGTATTACTCGCCTCTATGTACAAGGAGGAGACCGTAATATTGACCGCTCTAAGTATGGCAACAAGGAATTATTACTACCCAAATCACAAGAATACGTATATGAAGGGGTAACCTTTGTTTCAGACGACAAAGGCTTGTCCATAGCTATCAAGAATGCACAAAACAACGGCCTTATCAACGAACAAAGCCTTGATTTGTCTCATATATACCCAAGTCGCAAAGGTACAGTGTCAGCTGTTTTTGAGGTTGATAAAGCCAAACATTTCTATGACTTTGCAGATACCTCCATACCTCAAGCGCTGAACTTTTCTGACCTCCAAATCAAGGGAGAGAAAATGGTGATATACTTTGAAAGTGGTATGTTATCAGGGCGTGAGTTTGAGATTAGTCGTTACGAGCATAGCAGCGGATACAACCATAGTACACGCCGCTTTGAGATAGTCCCCAAGGAAGAAGATGGTACCACCATGCCTAATGATATATTTAAACCCGCTGTGGGTGATCGTTATTCTGTATATAACATACACCTACCCGCTGCTTATATTTGCGACAATGCTACCAAGTCAGGAGCCAGCTGGGAGATGATGAAGGAAGCATGTAAGTATCTGTATGAAAATAGAGCTGACCTATTTACTTTCACTGGTGATTTGGACGGAATATGGGCAAAAAAGAACTGGGCTAATGTAGGAGGTCGTCTTAAAATGGGGGGATATATCAACTTTTCAGATAATGAGTTTCAGCGTACCCCAGTGGCTATTCGTATCGTAGGGCTTAAAGAGTACGTTAATAATCCATACAGCCCCCAAATAGAACTATCTAACAAAGTACAAGGGCAATCTTTTTCCTCTGAAATACGCAAACTCCAAAATCAAGAAGTATATTTTGGAGAAATGAACAAGAAAGCTATATCCGAGACTAAAAGAAGTTGGCGTAATGCCTTAGAGACCATCAAGCAGGTAGAAGAAGCCTTTCCTGAATATACCAAGAGCATTATTCCTGCCACTGTGCAAACGATGATGGCCTTAGTGGGTAACAAGGCAGGACAATTTGCTTTTGTTGCCAATAAGACCAACCCTATCACCGTACCTCATACATTGTACTTTGATAGGAACAACAAGCAAATCAATGCTGGCAGCGGTTGGATTAAGCATTACACCCTTGGTACAACAGACATCAAGCCAAGCCACTCCGCAGCTGATTATAAGTATTGGTATGTTTCCTCCTTTGTATCAGGAAGATTGGACGATAAAGCAAAGAGCTATTACCTCTATATCAAGGCTAATAAGGCCATAGAGACAGCCGAGTTTGTTCTATCAGAGAACAAGATAGGCATGGAAGAAGTAGCAGGATTTTACCACTTCCTATATGCAACGGTCAATTCAGAGTACGACGGAGAGCGAGGAATAGCCCAAATCAATGGCTTTACCGAGATTACAGGCGGGCAATTAGTAACCAATAAAATCAGCTCAGGAAATGGAGAGCAGTATATCCTGCTCTTAGATAATGAAATCATCATAAAAGCCAACCTACGTATTACTGACGGAAACAAGACAGAAATAAAGCAGCTTGTTAATCCTGATTTGCTTTCATTGGAGAGTAGGTTAAAGCAGTATGGTAATCAGCAAGTACAGAGTGAAAAACAAGCTCGTGAACAAGCTATTGCTACGGCTAAAATTGCTACAGAAAACTATGCACGAACACAATCAGAACTAACCAAATCCCAAGCCGTAGCTGAAGCAAATCGACAAGCAGGAATAGCCCTAACAGCAGAGCAACAAGCACGTATCTTACAACTTCAGCAAAACCTACAACAAGCTAAAACATTTGCTGAACAAAAGGTAAATGAGTTGCAAGTAGGAGGACGAAACCTGATAAGAGAAACAGCTAATTTTACTTTAAAAGATTCACCTTTCTATTTACAATCAAACTATGCAGGTAATGCAGGGATAGCCTCTGAAACTTTCAAAGGTAACAAAGTAATTAAACTCATATATAACTGGCAAGGATTTCAGTGTAAAAAAACATTTGAAGACAGACCAATGATAATTTCATTTTGGGCAAAAACGAGTATACCAAACATTGAATTTCGATGTATAACAGATAATGAGGTTACTTATCTAGATGGTAATAATGTTATTTCGGATAATAATTGGCATAGATATACTATAAAAAAGAATAGTGCTATAAATACCCAAAACGAAAATAAAAAAAATGGTTTTGTAGAGTTTAATCGTAAGTCTGGGGGGCATATTCAAGAAGTTTTGGTTTCGTCTTTTAAAATTGAATATGGAAATACACCCACTGACTGGTCTCCCGCTCCTGAGGATATTGAGAATAAAGTAGCTAACATTCAAACAGACTTACAGGTTGCTATCAATAATGCAAGAGCGCTTATAGCCGTTGAAACACAAAATAGACAAAGAACAGATACCAATGTTTCAAAATTGGTCAATAAAACCAACTTCCTAAGCGACACTTACACAGTAGGGAACGCTATGGCAACAGGCACTATGATACTTGGGAATAGTTTAGGAGTTCAAGCGGGTGTTACTGGTGTAGGAGCTGCTAATAATGATATACGATTTTGGGCAGGTAGTAATTATACAGATAGAAAAAGAGCGCCTTTTATGGTTATGCAAGATGGCACGCTGTATGCAACAAAAGCTAATATATCAGGAGAAATTAACGCTACAAGTGGAAGTTTTACAGGGCAAGTGAATGCAACCAGTGGAAAGATAGGAGGTTTTTATTTAACAAATGATAGTATTATTCATTCTACAGATACAAATACCCCTCCTAGTAGAATAGATAGTTGGAAAAGAGACACCAGATATGCTTCTATTTCTTCTAATTCTATTATATATAGGGATAATGGGGAACAAAACGGCATTTATAGACATGTGATGATGGGGCAGACAGTGGCACCAAGTACAGGGGCTAAAGGAGCTATGCTACGAATAGATAGCATAGAAAACAATGACACTTGGGACAATATCGGAGCAAGATTAGAGGTTAAAGGAGCAAGAGTTAATAACGTAGCTCTTGATATTGTAGAAGGAGATGTAAGAGTAAAAGGACAAAAAGGATATACAGGTAGTTTCATGGTATCAACAGGTGTAGGAGGTAGATCTATTCAGATATTCATAACAAATGGAATTATTACTAATGTAGCAATGTAACTAAAAATTAACAACTCAAAAACTTTATAAAATGCAAATCATTCAACAAAAAACAAGTATCTCAGCGCAAGAAGAAGCGCATGGAGTAAACATTATTTACTCTTACGAATTTGAGAAAGACCAAAAACCATACTTTGTGACTTTCTCGGCTTCTCTAAAAGATGAAGCAGGTAATTATATTGTGCCAATCCAAGGGACTGTAACTGAGCACGATTTCAATATGCAATACACCAATTTCCAACAATCGGATATTGAATTGATTAAGCATATACATGAGACTTGCTTAGCTCTTATCAAAGGAGAAAGCACTGAAAAACCAAAAGCCAATGATAAGGGTAAATAGGTATCTCGTGCCAAAAGGATATAGGGCAATCACCCTATATCCTTTCATCTTCGTTCGTAATGCCAGTGATAAATACGATAAAGTACTTATCAATCATGAACGTATCCACTTGCGACAGCAAAAGGAACTACTGGTACTCCCTTTCTGTATTTGGTATTTCCTTGATTTTCTTTTCAAGTATTTACGCTATCGCAATTGGGATAAGGCTTACCGCAATATCATCTTTGAAAGGGAAGCCTACGCCAACCAAAGCAACCTCGACTACCTAAAGGTAAGGGGTATGTGGTGGTTTTGGGGGCAATAACCAACGACTAATGACTAACAACTAACCGTTAATTATCAATGACACTACAAGAACTAAACGCCCTTCCCGAAAGCGAGCGTATCACCCAACTCAAGAAATTCCCAGCTAAGCGCCCCGATACACAATCGCTTATCAAGGATTGGGATTATACCCAGCACGATGTTTTTGATGAGGAATTACGCCCCAAGCGAAGGGTGCTCGTCAAAGAACAAGAAGAAAACAAAGATGGTACTATCAAATCTCCCGCTCAATTCAGGTGGGAGGACGTCAATCGTATGGCTTTACCCTTAGAGCAGGACATCGTTAATATACATACCGCATTTACAGTAGGTACACCTCCTAAGATCACAGCCAACGCTACCGAAGCTGCTGAACAAGAGCTTATGGAGCTGCTCGACAGAATTCATCAAAAGAACAAACTCCCTTATGATAACAAGCGCTTGGTGCGTTCGTGGTTTGCAGAGTGTGAGGTAGCCGAATATTGGTATGTAAAACCTGCCAAGGAGGACGATCCTAACCCTACCTATAGGCTTAAGTCTATGATTTGGTCGCCTTTCCGCGGAGATACACTCTATCCTTACTATGATGAGTATGGTGATCTGATTGCTTTCTCTCGTGAGTACAACAAAACAGATAGCAAAGGCATACAATCTACTCGTCTTATGGTAGTGGATAATCAAAATGTAACCATCTATAGCAATGGTACCCAAATAGAGCAGTACCCACACGGATTTTCCAAGATCCCTATTATCTATATGAAGAGGGAACGCCCATTGTGTGATAAGATACGCACCCTCCGCAATCGATTAGAAGTACTGTTATCCAACTTTGCCGATTGCCTTGATTATAATTTCTATCCGAAAATGGTTGCTTCAGGTGAAGTTGTAGGCGTACGCAATAAGGGAATGACAAGTGAGATAATCCAACTCGAAAACGATGCTCAAGTATCCTACCTTACTTGGCAGCAGTCCCCAGACATGGCTAAGTTAGAGTTTGATAACCTTACCTCTCGTTGTTATGCCCTTACTAACACCCCACAAATCACCTTTGAAGCCCTGCAGGGTCTCGGAAATACCTTGAGCGGGAAGGCTTTCAAGTTTATGTTTATGGGGACACACATGGCAGTAAGCAACCACGCCGAGACCGTAGAAGAGTTTTTACAGCGTCGTATTAACTTCCTCCTATCAGCCATTGGCAGTCTTATCCCTAAATATGCCCCAGTGGCTAAACGGCTACAAGTTAATATAGAGATTGTCCCTTATATGATAGACAGCCTTACCGAACGTATAGCCGATGCTGTTAGTGCCGTACAAGGAGGAGTAGCCTCGCTCAAGGAGGGAATTATATTGGCAGGTATCACCGACAAGATAGATGAAGAACTCGCCCAAATAGAGAAAGAAAAAGGAAAAGAATTATTTAATTAGCGCATTAGCAAATTAGCATTATGGACTTAGAACAGTGGAACGAATACCACCAAAACCAAACAGAGAAAGATGTATCCAAGCTACTACAGTTATTGGACGAGGTGCTTAAAATGGCCGTGCTGTATTATGGCATGCAGGCGTTGAACAAGGGAAGTGATTTATTTACCTTTGCTCTATATCCCGTGCTTAATAAAAAGATAAACAGCCTTTTTGAGCGCTTCCAAAATACCTTTTCTCAAAAGATGAATTTCTATGTAGATAAGCACTACAATATTTCTCATAACAAGTTCAAGGAGGTATTCGATAGCATACAAGGGGCAAACGAACCCTTTAAGCCACTAAGGAAAAAGAATGTACAGACAGAAGCCCTTCGCTCGGCTCGTGTATGGAACTTATCCAAGCAGTATCGTACAGAGATAGAAATGGCTTTGGATATAGCTATTTCAGACGGCACACCCGCCAACGAATTAGCTTTCACCCTCAAGAAGTATTTGCGCAATCCTGATAGTCTGTTTCGTCGTTATCGTGATAAAAATGGGGTGTTACAGCTATCTAAGAAAGCTAAGGAATACCACAGCGGGCAAGGCGTGTATCGCTCTGCCTACAAGAATGCCGAGCGCCTGGCGCGTACTGAAATCAATATCGCCTATCGCAAGGCTGATATAGAGCGCTGGCAGTCTATGGACATGATAGCAGGGTATGAAATCAAGCGGAGCCGACACCCCTACGGCTGTGAGATCTGCGACATGATGAAAGGAGTTTATCCCAAGAGCTTTGTATGGGTAGGTAATCACCCTAATTGCCGTTGCTATATGACCCCTATTTTCAAGGCCGACCTAAAAGGGAAAGAACTTACATTAAACTCTAAGCTAACAAACTGGATAGCCTCCCACGAGGAAAAAATCACAACAGCAAGTAGTACGCCTATGTTTCTATGGGGAGTAGATGGTCAAAGTGAGGGTATATCCCAAAAGGTTATACAAGCAATACAGCCTTTTAGTAGGAGTACTTATGTAGCCTTTGAACCTTTCTCACCTGTGATTATTGAGCATTTGAAGAAGATAAAACACAACGCAGACAAGCAAAAACTACTACAGGAAATCATAGACGATAATAGAGCAAAACTCGTCTTTCAGCACGAGACAAACGGTGCTAAAACTGTTATCTTTGACCTCCATAGAGATAAAGGAGAAAGCCTAAATAACACGTTAGAAATAGCAAAAGCACTTAACGAGAAAGGAAAATCAGTAGCTCTATTACCTGAGTATGATAAGATTAGTAGTGCCGATGCTATTGTGGAGTTCAAAAATAAATTAGTTATTGCTGATTTTAAGTATCTAAAATCAAAAAAGATAAACACCTTACAAAAAGAATTATATGAAGGCTTTGAGCAGATTGGAATTAGTAAGAGTGATTATATAAAAGAAATATCTACTATTGTATTAAAATTAGAAAATGGCAATACGGATTTGTTTGTACAAGCGATTGAATATTTAAAAAGGAATAATAAGGACTTAGGAAACATAACACTTATTAATAAATATAACAAAATCAAGGAATTAGAAAGAAAAGATTTAATAGGTGATAGGTATAAGAAAATTGTAAAAGGGTTCTTATGAAAAAAAGAGAATGTTTGTTTATACAAAACATTCTCTTTCAATAAAGTATTTAAAGCAAGAGGCCAGCTTAACATCTATCGCTTGCGTATAGCTTCGCACTCCTCTTTTGGTGGGATACCCCAAAACTTTAAAGCCATTATTTGTATGGCAAAGGTACAACAATATTTCTAAATAGCAAAGAAATTAGGCTAAACTTTCAATTTCTTTGAGTTTTTCAATATAATACGCTTTGAGACGTTGCAGGTCTTTGTCTGTGAATTTATTGCGACCTACTTGTAACCTTTTATGAGTAGTAGTTGATAACGCCTTGCCTATGGCAGCAGCAACCTGCCTATCTGATAGCTCTAATAGCTCAATTATATAGAGTACTTTTTCTTGTATAGTCATAACCCTTGCATTTGTGTTAGTTCCCAGTCAAGATATTTCTTGTACCATTGCCACGCTTCTTCAATGAATTGTTCAACAGAGATAATAGGGGCATATATACCCCCTGTGCTTATTACATTATTCTGAATAACAACAAACCTAAATTGTTCAAGTTCATCATATACGAATAGTTGCTGAGGCATGGCTCTGTATGTATCATTGAGATGTACAATCTCGCTATTCTCTTCAATAACCATTATCAGGCTCATATAGTGAGGAGAGTAGATATAGGTAAGGTCTATATTTGGCACAATAGGGTTTTCTGCTAATAAAAACTTAGGTATAACCACATCAGCTACCTCAATTTTTTGGTTAAAAACATCGTCTATATTCATATTATTTTATTTTTAAAGCCCTCAATTAAGAGGACTTTATGATTAGATATATCTGTATTGTGTTAAGTGCCGCCTGCCGCCGCCTACCTTGAACTTGCAGACCATCTCGCCTTGGTAATTGATAGGCTCGTCAAGTGTTATTGTAGTAGCTTGGTGGCCGTCGCAATCGTACTGATGCGCACTGTAACCAATAGTCATAGCAGGCAATTGCCATACCCCCCAATTCATAGAGTTAAGGTATAACAGCACTCGTCTGATGTTTGCTTCGTTAGTTTCAAAGATTTTGCCTTCTTTTATCTCATTTTCAATGCTGATAAAATCGACCTCAAGGGCTTGTTTAGCTTGCTCATTCTGATTTTTTTTATTTTGATGAACTTTCTTGCTAAATTCGCAGAATTGGGCATACCCATCTTTTATAACTTCTTCTATAACCTCGCCTTCTACATCGGTGCTGAATACTGGTTGAGTGGTGAAGTTCTGCCATTCTACTCTTTCAAAAGGCACTTCATTAACTTTTGGGTAACCTTGTTCTTTCTTTTGAAAGGTAACATTACCAGCTATTATATAAGTGTAGCGTTTTGTTGTGAAAAAATCTAATTTCATTTCGTTTAAAATTTTACTTGTTATACTTCTTTCTTTTTGACATTGCAAAGATACGAATTATATTTTATTGCGCAATACTTTTTATTACTTTCTTATCTTGACATATAGTTAAACTTTTCTTAATAAGCAAAACAAAAAAAATACAAAAAAAAAACAAATTATATACAAACTCATATACATCTTATCTTCAAGCCCTTGCGTACCTTTGCACATAATAATATCGTTTTTTATGTTCAAAGAAAAAATTCTACAATTACTCAAAACTAAGTATAACAACTTAGGGTTGAGCGGGCAAGTGCTTGAGGGAGTGGCGGCTAACTTGAGTGCTTACGTAATAGAAGAAAGCCAAGTAGAACCTGCCACTGCGGGGGCTGAGGCTATGCTTAAGTTATTCCAATCTTATGCTGATAATCGGGTCAATACTTTCAAGGCTGAAAGCGAAAAGTACAAGAAGGAGGCGGACGATTGGAAGGCGAAAGCAGAGAAAAGCAACGAACCTACTCCCGCTCCATCTGCGGGTAATCAGGGCAATGCTGAAATGAGTGCAATCATTGAGAAACTCAACACCTTGCAGAATAGCTTTGCCGAGTTCCAAAAAGGCAGAACAGCCGAGAGCCTTAAGGAGCAATTCGTAAGGCTGATGAAAGAAAAGAATATCCCAGAAAGCTACTATTCACATTCGCTCGTGGGGCGTGATTTTGCTGATACCTCCGCAGTGGAGACTTTAGTTAATGCTGTAACAGAGGGCTTTGGCAAGCAGGAGCAAGAGCTTTCAGCACGTGGATTTTCTTACTCCAAGGCGCCTGATACCCCTGACGATCCACAGAAAGAGGAGGAGGCTATTGCTAATCTCATTGAGCAAGAAACCGAGAAACTAACGACAAGTAACAAGTGACAAACCACTAATCATTAAGAAAGATGCCAGCAGGAATTAAGTATGACCTTAAGGGTCAGGAGGTAGAGAAAGAACTCTACAATGTAAAATCAGGCTACCGCTTAGCAGGAGGGTTCAATATTGACGATAGCGATATAGATGACGGGCAATATATCCCTGTCTTAGCCCCCTTATCGGTAGATTTTAAGACACGCACGGCCAAAATATCCAAGTCCGTAAAGGCCGTGGAAGCGATTAATGCCACTACACTCAAGGTACAGAAAGGGAGCTTTGTCAAAGAAAACATGCACCTTGGTAATGGCACTAATGGTGCCACTATCACAGCGATAGACACCACCAACGCCAACTATGACACCCTTACACTTTCGGTTACCATTGCGGATGTAAAAGCGGGCGATGTCCTCTTTGAGGCTAAAACCAATGCAGGAAAGGTGGTTAAGAACCCCGCTAATTTCCTTAACTATGCGAGGGTTAAGAAGGAAGCAGGAGCAACTGTTACCGCTTTGGGTCAGGCGTATGAAATCCAAACCAACAAGCTCTATGTACCTGTATCCGATAAGGACAAGGAGACCCTTGGAGCAAGATTTATGTTTATCTAAAAACCAGTAGAACAATGATTTTAACTTTAGAAAAGCTCTTTAACAGCCCTCAAATCATCAGAGCGGTGATTAATAGGGTAATACAGACCACTGCCGATACGGTGGTATGGAAGCGTTATTTTGACTTTGAGGAGACCAAAGCACGCTTGTTCAAAACCTACATCGGTACCGTTACAGGAGTGGTAATGGGGTCTGTGATTGACAAGAACTCAGGCAAGCCTATCCGTGAACGTAGAACCCTCGGTAGCGGTACGGGTGAGGTGGCTGACTTGGGGAACTCTTTCCAGTTGGACAACGAGCGCCTTAGTATCATCAAGCAGCTCACAGACAAATACAACCAAGCAGGGGCGGGACAATCTGCGGTGATGAACGAGATTATCAACTTCTTAGCCGACGATATTCGTCAATGTACATTGGCTCCTCACAAGCGCATGGACTATTTGGTAGGACAACTCATTTCCACGGGTAAGGGAGAGGTTAAGTTGGACGACAACAAGGAAGGGGTTTCTCTTATAGACATGGAATTGCCCGTGATGAAGTTTGACCCTACTTCTGCTGAGAAAACCAAGTTCATCAGCTACTTGCAAAAAGTAGTCAATGAAACCCGTACCAAGGTAGGTGTTTTTACTGCTATGGAAATGACTCGTACCACTTTCAATAAGCGTGTGATTGCCTCCGATGAGTTCAAGGACACCTACAGAATGGTATTAGGTAGCGCACAAATAGGCGTCTCAGGAGGTATTATCACCGAGGCTATGGCAAACCAATTACTCACTGGTATAGGATTGCCACCTATTCGTATCGTAGAGGATTATGTAGTAAAAGAGGACGGCACAACGACTAACATCTTTGCTGATGAGCGTATTGCCTTGCTTCCTACTGCCAAACTCGGAAAGATGATGTGGCATGAGCCTTACGAGCTTACTGACCGTGTGCCTAACAAAACCTATACGGTATTGGAAGGTGGACACTACATCACCACACAGCGTACTGAAGAAGGTCGCTTTATCGAGTATGGTTGTGAGTGGATGCCAAGCTTTGCCGCTCCACAGAGTATGGTTGTGATTAACACATCTAACATGGGTTAAGATGACTAAAAAGGACTATTTCCGTCAAAGGTTTGCCTCATTGGGGCTTTCTCTCACTGAGGCTGACCTTTTAGACTTAGACATTGCTGATTTGTCAGGGGAAGCCACCGCAGAGGAGCAAAGAAACTTGTATATAGCCTTTATCCGCTTTATTCCACAAATCCTCTTACGTCCCAGTTCTATATCAGAAGGAGGAACCAGCCTCGCAAGAGCAAGCAAAGACGATATAATTGCTTTCTACAGCAATGAGTGTAAGCGGTTAGGTCTTAAGGACGAACTAAGTAAGAAACCTAAAGTCATATTCCGATGATATTAGATAATGGCACATTGCAGGTACAGACCACCACAAGCGGCGGCTTGGTAGGGGGTATTCCTCAAGAAGCGTCCATTCAATGGGGGGATCCTATTCCTTGTCACATTGTAGCCAATACCTACAATCAGCGGGGGAGTTTCAAGGATAGCACTTTTACCCAAAGCAGCTATACTGTATGGTTTGACTATGGGCTGCACATTTTCAATGCCAAGAGGGTACGACTTATAAGCGGCAAAGGAGAGCAATTAGGCGAATTTGAAGTGCAAAGCATAGAGCATGCCGATTGGGTAGGACGAACTAAAATCATGGTATAATGATAGAAGGAAAGCTAAACATTGCCTTTGACAAAATCAAGGAGAAGTATATCAAGGCAGCCACTCAAAAATTCATAGAGGTAGGCGAACGCTGTATCACTGAAGCCAGAGATAATGGTTCCTATACCGATAGAACTGGTAACCTTAGAAGCTCCGTAGGCTATGTGGTGCTATTGGATGGCGTGGTACAGTCTCAAGGAAATATAAACAAGCACAACCAAGAACAGATTGAGAAAATCAAAGCCAAATATCCCAAAGGCTTGGTGCTGATAGTAGTAGCAGGAATGAATTACGCTGCCTATGTAGAAGCCAAAGGTTATAACGTACTTTCCAGTGCCGAGCTTATGGCTGAAAACATCTTAAAACAACTCTATGGATCATGAAAAAAGGAGGCACACAGATAGAAAAGGATGTCTTTGACACCTTCCAAACCGAGATAGGCGCTTTTGTCCGTGGAGGAGTGTATTTGCAAGGCACACGCCCACACAACTCTTTTGAGGAGGATTGTGTTATAGGCTTTCTCACAGGCATTGATAAGGATATACAAGAAGGTAAGGTAAATATTAACTTCTATGTACCTAAAATCAATGCAGGAGCACAGAAAAAAATAAAAAACATTGCTCGTATTTTGGAGATAGAAGCCTTTATCTGTGGCTTAGTAACTCGTATCACCGATGAATATCGCTTTTATCAGGAACAAACCATTCATAGCTTTGAGGAAGATGATAATCAAACCTTGGTTAATGTCGTCCTCAGATACAAAAGATTTAGTAACTATTAAAACACTTAGAACATGGCAAACATTTTAAGCTGGGGAAAACCAGGAATAGAATATGTAAAATTAGAAAACGGCGACTTGCCCAGTACACCCGTTTGGAAGGCTTTCCCTACCCCAGTGGAAAACACCACCAAATTGGAAACTGAAGAAGGTGAGAGCAAGGAAGCCAAAGTAGAGGGCGGCGAGGTGATCGCTACTCGTAAGAATGTCAGCAAATACAAGCTGGAATTTGAAATCTATGAGACGGACGACCTAACCGCTCCTATTCCCGACAATGACGGGATTGTCCTTGACCAGTACGCGGTACGTCTTACCCCTGAAAACACCAGTGCCAAGGGCTTTATCATAGACCGCGCCAGCGTGTCTGTAGTAAGGACTTGGGACAGTGAGAACGGAGGTAAGATAAAATACACCTTTACCGCTCTGAAACCAAAGACAGGGAAAATGCTCAAGCAATACAATTAATTCATTGATTAGTGGTTAGTGCTTAGTTTGAGCACTAATCACTAATCATTAATCATTAATCACTAAAAAGATGGACAATATTCAACAAAAAACAGCACAAACCCTATTGCAACAAGCCGAAGAGGTAACCATAGCAGGGATAAAGTACCAAGTACCACAACCCACCCTCGGCACACTGATACTCGTATCTCAAGAGATAGCCCATATACCCATGGAGGAACTCAATAGAGAAAAGACTATAGGCGAGGCCTTTCAGAAAGCTACCCATGGCAAACATATAGCCCGTGCCTTAGCCCTGATGATACTTGGTGCCTCGCAACCAAAGCCTACCCTTTGGAAAAGAATTAAGGAGTGGCTACACCCCAAAGAACGCCAAATAAAGCGGCTCACTGATAAGATCCTCAATCAGATGAGCATTCAAGAAGCAGGGATATTATTCATTCAGTTACTCGGCAAAATGCAGACTACCGATTTTTTTATGCTTATCACTTTCCTAAACGAAGCCAATCTGCTCAAACCGACAAGGAAAGTGAGCGAAACGACAGCCTCTGGGCGATAGTCGGTGGGTTTTTGAAACAATATCCTAATGTAAGTATCCAAGAGGCTTTGTATGAAATATCCTTTGCTAATTTGCTCCTTTACAATAGCGTAATCCCTGAATATTCCTACAGTGATGACAAGGACAAAGGCAAGGTAGTAACTGATAAAAGCCCTGACTACAATGAGGAATTAGACAAACTAATCAATCAATCTTAAATGGACAAATTTTTTAAATGGTTTTTAAAAGCCAAAACAAAAATAGCTATATGGGCAACTCCTATAGTACTACTTTTTTACTTTGACGATAAGATACACTTTAGAGATAGGGTGTATTACTTCTTCATTGCCTTTTTTAAAAGCATTCCCTTGTTGATGCTGTACTCGTATTTCTCTATGTGGAAAGACAAAAACGAGTTCTTTTACGCAGGTATATGTACAGCATTATTACTGAATGCTTTGGTAGGGGGGGTATATCATTTTAAGACAGGAACGTTTGACATCAAGGAATTTCTTGTCAAGAATACAGAAATGGTATTTATTATAGTTGCTGTATATATTTCCTTATCCTTGCTTAATATTCCTCTTGATGAATCTGAAATGGGTAAGATATTTAAAAGCGTAGTACAACTCACCACATTACTATATCCAGTCAGTAAAATCCTAAAGAACGCGTTTATCCTTACAAATGGGAAGTTTCCTCCTCAATTCGTTATGAAAGCTCTCTATAACTATGAGCGAGAGGGCAAATTAAAAGATTTCTTTGACGAAATCAATGGAACAAAAACAAACGAACCTAAAACAGAAGACAATGAACCAAACACAGATTAATTTTATCAAAACCTACAAGCCAGTAGCCCTTGAAAGCGAGCGTAAGACAGGTATTTCTCACCTCTTTATTCTTGCTCAGGCAGGTTTGGAGAGTGCATGGGGGAAAAGTCCTATAGGGAATAACTTCTTTGGTATAAAAGTGCCTAAGAGCCTTGTTGGTAGCACTCCCAAGGAGAAAAAGCAACTCCTAAGAACAACAGAGGTACTCACTACTCCCAACGAAAAGAGCAAATTCCCAGAAGTGATTAGTATCACCAAGCGTACAGACGGCAAATACTTGTATATCGTACGAGATTGGTTTATGAAATACGATACCCCTGAAGAATGCTTTACAGACCACGCTAATTTCTTTTTCAGGAACAAACGATACGCCAAGGCGTTAGATGTCAAAGCAGACCCTTACAAGTTTGCCGAGGAAGTAGCAAAGGCAGGCTATGCCACTGCTCCGAACTATGCTGATAGCCTCAAAACACTCATTAAAGAAATTGAAAAAGTAAAATAAATCATTATGACAGAAGTAAAAGAACTAAAAAAGGAGTATGAAAGCCTACTCGCTAAAGTAGAACAATTGCCACGTACAAGAGAACTTGCTCTTGTTATTACCAAGTTAGAGGAGGGTCTTATGTGGCTTGAAAAGTCAATCAAACAACAAGAAATTCCAAAGTAATGTATGAGAAAGATTTTGTATTTACTCTTAGCTCTTCTGCTATTAGGTAGTTGCAGGAGCAAGAAATCAAGCCGAACCGAGCACAGAGAAGAGCAGCGGAGCGAAAGAAAGGAGGTAAAAGACAGCGCTACGCACATAGAAAAGTCCCAAAAGGTCGCTACTTTTGAGCTTCAGCAATCCCAATCCTATGAAATCACCCTTGAGAGTGACAAAGACGAAATGGGTAATTCCAAAGATCTCTATTTTACTCGTATGAGAGACGGCTCAAATGAAGCCCTCGTTATAAGAGGGGGTAAGGCAACCATACATATAAATCAAAACAACAACCAAGCCCTTACCCAAGAGGATACTATTACACAAGAAAGCACTACCACAAGCCAGCAAAAAGCCACCATTGTACAGGAACAACGGCAAACCACAAAATCACAAAAACAAGTTAGCGCCCTACCTTGGTGGCTTATAGCAAGCACATTACTCTTAGGATTGTTAATATTTATATTTATTAGGTTCAAACGCTGATTAGCGTGCAACGCCTCAGCAATGGGGCGTTTTTTTACATTTTAAAACACAGATTATTATGAACAACGATAACGGAAGTATAGACTTTGAAGCCCGCTTGCGCCTTGAGAAATTAGAGGAAGGTGTAAAAGAAATGGAGAAAATGCTCAATGATTCCATGAAAAGCTCTCAAAAAGAGACTGATAAACTCCAACAGTCTATTAATAACCTCGCCAAGGGGGCAATGGCTTTCTTTACCATTTCCAAGGCTTATGATTTTGCACAAAAGATTATAGCCGTCCGCTCCCAGTTTCAACAATTGGAGATTGCCTTTGGCACTATGCTCAAGAGCAAGGAGAAAGCCAATGCTCTAATGGCACAAATGACTGATTTGGCAGCTAAAACCCCTTTCGGACTACAAGAAGTATCTGAAGGGGCTAAGCGCTTACTTGCTTTTCAAGTTCCTGCCCAAGAGGTAACGGAAACGCTTAGGCGTATGGGTGATGTCGCTGCTGGATTAGGCGTACCTATGGGACAACTCATTCACGTATATGGGCAAGTCAAAGCACAAGGAAAGCTAATGACGAATGACCTATACCAGTTCATGAATGCAGGTATTCCTATCATTGCTGAATTGAGTAAGGTCGTGGGTAAGAGTGAAACTGAGATTAAAGACATGGTTTCAGCAGGGAAAATAGGCTTTGCTGAAGTGCAAGCCGTTATCAAGGGTATGACAGACGAGGGCGGGTTATTCTACAACCTAATGGCAGAGCAGAGCAAGACCCTAAGCGGTCAGCTGTCCAACTTGGAAGATAACTTTGCTAATGTACTCAACGAGATAGGTAAGGCTACTGAGGGAATCGCTTCAGGTGCTATCTCAAGCGTGGCTTTCTTGGTAGAGAATTACCAAACCTTGGGTAAGATAATAGCGGGGCTTATTGCTACCTATGGAACGTATAAGACGGCTATTCTTGTAAATAGTGCCATTGTTGCTGTTAATGCTGAAATTACAAAGGGCTGGACGATTGCTCAACTCGCACAATATAGAGGGCTTTTGTTGTTGGAGAAAGCTCAAAAACTCCTTAATACAACAATGCTTTCTAATCCTTTCATATTAGTTACTACTGCTGTAATGGGGTTGATAAGTGCCTATTTTATTTTGAGAGAAGCGACTGACGCTGATACCGAAGCTACTAAAAGACACAACGAACTGAGAGAGGAGCAAGCCAATAAGGTAGAAGAGGAGAGAAACAGAATCAATAAGTTGATTGCGACTATTCAGGACGAGACCAAATCATGGAACGAGAGAAATAAGGCATTTTTAGAACTACAAAAGACAACGAACGGGGTACTTGATAAATACACTTCTCTTAATCAGGTATTACGTGAGATGTCACAAGTTCTTAAGGAGCTTAATGGGCGTTACGAAACGATGAATGAGGGATTGTCAAGGGATGCAGTAAAAAATACCGAAGACACTATCAAGCAAAAAGAAGCTCAGATTGAGAGACTAAAAGCTGAGATGAAAACTACTGCAAGCAGAGACCATAGAGTAGCTCTTCAAATGGATATTAATGACATTAAAAGGTCTATAGAAGCAGATAAAATACTTAGGAAAAAACAGCTAAAAGTTGTTGTTAAGAATGATGTAGCTAATTACGAAAGCAGTCTATCAGGGAAAAGCCTTGACCAAATACAAGCTGAAAAGAAATTGATTAACGAGGCTTACAACTTGAGGAAAAAGCAAGCCAAAGAATCCATTAGCAACCTTTCCATGTCTAAAATAGACAGTAACAACCCTTATTTAAAATATGATTGGGAAGAGTTAGGGATGTATAATGAAGCGACAGAGAGACAAATCAAACTCAAACAGCAAGAAAAGAAACAGATACATGATAAAAACGAACTCCTTAAAGAGCAACATGAGTTACAAGTAAAAATAAAGAACTTACAGGGTAAAACTAAAAAAGACGATAATGAACTTGCTCAGATAGACAGTTGGCAAAAAAGACACGATGAAGTTAGTAAAATACTTGAAAGTAAGTTTGGTGTTAAAAAAGAGACTCCTAAATCTAAAGCCACTAAATCCGAACTTCCTACTTTTGACTATAAGAAGGCAGCCCAAGAAGAAGCACGCCGTGAGCAGGATTTTCTTTTTCAGAAAGAGCAGGCCCGTATCAACATCATGGAGGATGGAGCAAAGAAAAGCCTTGCTATCATTCAGCTTGATTATGATAGACAAGAGGAAGAAATACGCCGTCGCACTGAAGACCAAATGGCAGCCTTTATCGAGCAGCAGAAAGCAAGAGCAGAAGCAGAGGGTAAGTGGAAGAAAGGACAAGCCTTTAATGAAGACACCCCAGAAATCAATGCCCACAGAGCCAAGTTACAAACAGAGGAGCAACAACTGTTAGCCTCCAATCATGATTATATGCTGTACCAACAAGAGCAGGTATATAAGGAGCTATTGGAGAAGTACCAAACGTATTCCGAAAAACGTAAAACTCTTGTTCAAAAACATGAAAAAGAGCTAAAAGAGCTTAGTAAAACATTATCTGATGAACAATTAGAAGAGTTAAAAAAACAACAAGCTAACGAGTTAAACGAATTAGACGATGCTTTTGTCTCTAAAAAAGACAACTATAAAAAACTTTTCGAAGATTTAAGAGAGTTGTCTAATAAAGAGATAGAAGAAGCTATAAAGGAAGCAAAAAAATTACTCTTAATAACAAATATGAGTGATGAAATGCGCAAAAGTATCAACGCAAGAATAAAAGATACAGAGCGTATGTTTTCCCAAAAGAAACTATCTGAAATCAATCAATATTCGCAAGCTGTTAGAGAGTTGTCAAAAGCGTTTTCGGAATTAGGAAGCAGTACAGGTAATTCGTCTTTAAGCTCTTTAGGAGCAGCTATTAGTAATATAGCGGGTCAGTTTACAGGGTTAATGGAAGTGATGAATAAGTACAAAAATGGAAATATTTCATCAGCTGACAAAGTAGGCGCTGTAGCGGGTTTTGCTTCAAATCTTATATCTTCCATTGCTGATTCCACAAGACAGCGAAAAGAGGCAGAGGAGCGATATTACACTTCTGTTATTGGATACCAAAACGCCTACAACTTAGCCTTGATTGAGCAAAAACGTATTCAGAAAGACTTAGATAGTAGTTTCCTATTGAAGGACAGAACCGAGCAACTAAAACACGAATTTGATACAATCAGAGATGTAGGAAAACAACAAGAAAAGCAATTAGAGCTAATACGCAGTAAAGGGCAAATGAAAGTCGGAACAGGATCAAAAACCGACTGGGGAGGAGTCGCTGGAATGACTGCTTCCGGCGCGATTACAGGAGCTATGATAGGTGCAGGCCCTGTAGGAGCTGCTGTAGGGGCTGTTGTTGGGTTTATTGGAGGTCTTTTTAGTTCTAAAAAACCTAAAGATGTTTTTGGTAACCTATTAGAAAATTGGCCTCATTTATTAAAGCAATCAGCTAATGGTGTATGGGAAATTGATAAAGGTCAAGCTGAAATTGCCAAAAACAGTGGACTTGTTAATGAGGAAACTAAACTAATGTTACAGCAATATATTGATTTAGAGAATGAGCTTGAAAAATCACGTACCAAAATTAAAGAAATAGTAACAGAGTTTGCGGGTAATTTAGCTCCTAATATCCAAAATTCACTGGTTGAAGCCTTTAAAGCAGGTGAAAATGCTATTGTTAAAATGGGTGAAACCATGGATAAAGTAGTTGAGAACATGGTAGCTTCTCTTATATTCCAATCTGTATTTAAAGACACTTTCAAGAAATTGGAAACAGAAATGGAAAAGTCTATGGATGTAGGAGGAGATGGAAATTGGGTGGATGATTTTGGGCGTTTCTATCGTGAAGCAGGAGCAAAAACAAAGCAGTATTATGATGCTCTTGCACAAGCCAGAGATAGCGCAAAGACAGAGGGATTTAATATTTTAAAAGAAAACGCCCAAGGTCGTCAAGCGGTAGAAAAAGGATTTGCTCGTATGAGCCAAGACACAGGAGAGGAACTCAATGGGCAATTCAGATTACAGACCCAACTAAGTGCTGAGATAAAGAATGCAGCCTTACAGACAGCTAACTTCATTAAGGAGATGAACCAATCAATGCAAAGCAATGCAGCCCAGCAATTAAGACACCTTGCAGGGATTGAAGCCAATACCTACAAGCTAAACAAAATGGAAACAGACCTTGCAGGAGTGAAAACTGTACTAAGCGATATTCAGACTAAAGGAATAAAGATAAGATCATAAGAAAAGCCCCAATCAAGGGGCTTTTCTTATTTAACTTTCTTATATGTATATGTGTTATCTGATATTTTTTCTATTGTTTTACCATTCTCTGTTACCTCCTCATATATACGTCTAATCTCTCTATCGTTTTTATTCTCCTCTGTACATTCATTAAAATTTATACCAAAAAACTCATAAGAACATAATTTTTCTTTCAACTCAAAAGAGCATTTAAAATATTTTTTTGCCTGTGTCGCATAGTATATAAAATAATATCCTTTATTAGCTCCATTTAAATACTTCTCTTCTTTAATTAAACGACTCCAAAAAGCCTCAAAAAAACTTTTACCATTCCTTGAAAGAAGATAATCATTTTTTGAAAATCCAAAGTCGTAAGTTGTAAATCCTTGTGAGTATTTATATTCTCCTACTAACCAATCAGGCACATTTAATTTGTATTGACTAAAATCTTCTTCCTTTTCGTCTTCACTCTTAGAGCAACCCAAGGCAATTAGCCCTACGAGTAGCAATAGTACCTTTTTCACGTGTTATAAAATATTAGGTTATTAAATTAGGTACAAAATTAATAA